ACCGCCGTTCCCACATGGAGCTGTACACTATTTGAGTAGGGTTGCCCATGTATTTGGATGGGTTGGTTGGGCTAAAATATCCTTTGTAGGGCATATAGATATGTAGAACACCACACAGGAAATAATTAAATGGCAATACCACCAATTGTCGGATCACCAAGAGATAGTAAGGATCTGTTAAATCCTTCACTTTCTCTGTCTCAAAACCAAATACAGAGTGAATTTTGTGTTGCTACAAATAGACCAAACGCTGGTTCTTTGGTTAGACAAGAATTGGTGGGTATGGATAATCCAGTAGTTAATCAACTAGAATCATTTCAGGCAAATACTCTAAAGGGGTCAAGAGAAAAGCCATTACTGATGAAATATCCTACAGAGATCGGAAGTGCAGAAGTTCCACATGCTATGCAATTCAAGATTTATTGGAGATGGGAAAACAAAGAGTTCAAGGACAAAGCAGAAAAACTAAAAGCAGAATCTAAAAAAGTATTGGATGAGTATGTGAAAGATGCTAGTGTCTTGGCAGATAATCCAGAGGATTTGTTTCCTGGAATGTTCCCAGATCCACAGAGAAGAAATGAATTTATTGGCCCTCCAGACCCAAACGATCCATCACAAGATCCAGAAGTAGAACAAATGTTGGTTGATGCAATGAAAGCAACTATTAGAGGCGGAATAGAAAGCAAAGTAAAAAATGCAACTGATCGTGTAGAAAATATAGAATATGATATAGTTAACGCTAAAGAAAAAGGTCTTGGAGCAACCGATATCACTAAAAGCGATGATTTTTTAAGTAACCGTTTCAATAAAAATCTAGCAAGTGGGGCGGCAGGAGAGGTTAATAGCCTATTAAACCGAGTTAATCTACAACAGAGAGATCCACAATACGATCAGATGGTGTCCATATATCTTCCAATATGCACGAGAATAAATGGCGAAGATGCTTTTTCTTATACAGACGAAAACATGGCAATAGCAACTGGTGCTCTTGCTGGAGTTAATGCTGCTTTGTCTGGAAATATAGTACAAGCAGCAACTCAAGCGGGATTGGGCATATTGTCTGAACAAGTTTCTCCTGTGAAACCCATAATTGCTTCTGTTACGGGTCTTGTTATAAATCCAAGACTTGAAAAGATATTCAACCAAAAAGAAATTAGGAACTTTTCTTTCTCTTGGGATTTTTATCCACGAAATCAAGAAGAGGTTGATTCTGTTAGAAACATTATAGAAACTTTTAGATATCATTCTCATCCCTCAAGAAGCAGTGATATGAAAGAAGGAGATCCACAGATCATGCTTCGTGTTCCTGCCGAATTTACTATAAAATTTTTGTCTTCTGTTGGTGGGAATCAAGGAAAGGGGTTTGTTGAAAACGAATACATACCAAAAATTTCAAGATGTGTTTTAACAGCAATATCGGTTGATTATACACCTAATGGTGTGTTTACCACTCTTGAAAACAATTCTCCTGTTGCATACACTCTTACTTTATCGTTCTCTGAAATTGCACAGATCACTCGTCAAGATGTTGAGGTTGGCTACTAATGTATTTCGAAGACTTTCCTGTACTTCCGTATCCCTTCTATGTTGGCGATACCCGCCGATTTGCTATTGCAAAGAACATTCTTCGTAGAGTGGCGTTTTCTGATCGCATAAACAAAAGTGCTGCATTTTTAGAGTATTCTATTAAGGATGGTGAACGACCAGAGCATATTGCAAACAGAGTTTACGGAAATGCAAATCACCACTGGATAGTTCTTTTGGCAAATAATATTATAGATCCTTATCGTGATTGGTATAAATCACAATCAGTTTTAGAAAATTATATTCAAAAAAATTATAGCGGAACATGTGTGTATTTCACGGATCGAAACAATGGATTTACCTATAACCCTGCTTTCTTTTCAGGGTGTACACTTGAGCAATCAGGAAGGTATTCGTCAATAACAAACTACCGAGACACTTTTTGCGAGTTTACAGTTATTTCTCCTTCTTTTACTGTAGGAAACGCATCGGTTCAACTTCCTAGTGGAGTAACAATTGGTGTTTATCTCCATAAGACTTCTCCTGCTTACATTGGAATTCACCATTTTACAATAAATCGACCGACAACAGGAGATGGTTCTAATGGAGCACAAGAAAGTCCATTTATTGATCCTTTTACCAAACAGAGTTCCGACTACGAAGAAAAAGGAACGGTTTTTGGAAATCAGATTCCTGCGTTGACTGTTGGTGGAATAACTGGCGCAACTGTTGATTTTTGGGACACCTATATTGGTAGATGGATGGGTGTTTCGGGAGACGAATACACCGATTATGGCGTTACCAACTTTTTATATGAAACAAACGAAAACGATAAAAAAAGAACAATTAAGATACTGTCTCCTGAATATCTTTCGATAGCCTTGAAAGAATTAAGTAACGCTCTAGGAGTGTGATATGCCTAATAGTAGCGGCAGTGACATTCTAAAGGCTGGCGATTATAAAATCAACAAGATGATTTTGTATTCTGATGTGACAAAAAAGAGCGTCGATATAAGAGCACTTTACACATCTTTTGAGATATATGAAGACATGTTTTCTCCAAACATGTCTGGAAAGATATTCATGGTAGACTCATTGAATTTGCCAGAAGTTCTACCAATAAGGGGACAAGAAACGCTAGAATTGGATTTTCAGTCAGATATTTCTGGAATTGATTCAGTAAAAAAAGTGTTTAGAGTTTATAAAATAGACAATCAGAGCATAGACGAAAACGGCAGGGGACAAAAATATGTGCTACATCTAATAAGCGAAGGTGGCTACTATAATTATACAGAGCGATGTGGATATTCTGTAAAAGGCAAAACTTCTGAAATGGTAGCAACTATATTCAAAAAACACTTTCCGGATTACATATGGAAAGATGCGATAGACATAGATATCACTTCCGATGATGGTGTTTATGTTTTGCCCGCACACTATAGTCCATTCAAGGCAATAACATGGTTGTCTCAAAGAGCCATAGTCGATTCAGAAAAAGATTATTCTCCTGTGTTCTTTTATGAAACTTCTGATGGTTATCATTTCAAATCTTTATCAAACATGATACAGAGTGGCGAAAAAACAAAAGATGTTTACTACTTCATAAAAAGTAATGTGAACAAAAATCCAGAAACAAACGAAACATCTGGCGTTAAAGTAAGAGGAATATCAAAATTTCCAGCGATATACAATCGCATACAATCTCTTCAAGAGCAACAAAGGTTTAATATGTTGGATAACATCATGTATGGTGTTCTAGCATCAAAAATGAGTGTATATGATGTCGTTTCCAAAGAAAAGAAAGATTACTATTTTAAAGAAACTGACATTTTTGATAATATGACTAGATTGGGAAATATACCGCATTTAGTATACGGAAATCAACAGGAAACAAATGAGATGTTTGCGAAAAGTGAAGGCGCGTATCACCATATGATACAGATACCAAGAATTCAAGAGTACTTTCAGAAAAGAAAGTATATGATAAATTCTCTGATGAATCAAAAAATAGTGATTGAGGTTTACGGTGACAGCACCAAACGAGTGGGTCAACTAATGAAGATTTTTACCCCAAAGATTGCTGCGGACGGTCATCTTCAGGAAGAAAAACAAGATAAAAACATCAGTGGAGATTATATAATTACTTCTATATGCCACATCGTAGGCAAGAAATACTCTTGCAAAATAGAATTGTCGAAGAATTGTATGGGAGTATAATATGAGAGACTTTGTAGGAAAAGAAGGATTTTATTGGTGGCATGGTGTAGTTGAAGATGTAAATGATCCATTAAAACTTGGACGATGCAGGGTTCGTGTGTTTGGCTACCATACGCAAAACATAAAAGAACTGCCAACAGAAGATTTGCCTTGGGCACATCTCATTCAGCCGATAACTAGTGCTGCTGTATCTGGAATAGGAACTTCTCCTACTGGTCTTCTTAGTGGATCTCATGTTTTTGGTTTTTTCATGGATGACGAAGAAGGGCAGTATCCAGTTGTGCTTGGTTCTTTTGGTGGAATCCCACAGAAAGGTTCTAATGTTGATGGAACTGGATTTTCTGATCCTGATATGAAGTATCCTGTTGTTCTACCAGAATACTATCCATTGGGTGTTTCTAAAATAGGTGAACCTGATACTAATCGTCTTGCCACTAATGGAGATAGTGCTATGGTAAGAAACACTCCCATCGGACTGCGAAAAATAACCAGAGCAAAAGATATTGCAAGCACACCCAACATGAAAAGTAGCAGTAATTGGAGTGAACCCGAAAGCCCTTATGCTGCGGAATATCCAAAAAATCATGTGCGGTTTACCGAAAGTGGTCATGTTCAAGAATTTGACGACACTCCAGGATCAGAACGCATACACACTTATCACAAATCTGGAAGTTTTTCTGAAATTGGAAATGGTTATACCGAAAATGTCCCAAATGGATCAAGAGTTGAAAAAATAGTAGGAAACGATTATGAGATTTGCTATGGGGACAAAAAGGTGTATATATCTGGATCTGATGGACTAGATGTGGTTGTTACAGGAAAGGTAAATCTCACCGTTGGTGGTGCTGCAAATATACAAATAGACGGAACTGCTAACATCTACGCACGAGAAAATGCAAATATTAAGTGTGATGGGTTTATGAGGTTATCAGCCAAACAGATGGAATTTTTTGCTCAAGATAATGTTGCGTTTTCTGGGAAAAGTGTTTCATTTATAAGTGATGCTGGTGTAATGGTAATTGGACAAGATGGAAAAATTCAATTGAATTCAGGACAACCTGTAGTAAGACCAAAAGCAGTGGAGTTATAAATGGCAAGTATATGCAGAGCAAATATTGACAAGGCTGGAGGACTTATATTGGGTGGAAGTTCTACCGTTTTTATTGATGGATATCCTGTTGCTTTAGAAGGAAATAGCATACAGTCGCACGGAGACAATCCACACGGAAACGCAAAGATTATAAATGGCAATTCTAATATTGTAGTAGACGGAATTGCTGTTTGTGTTAGTGGGTCTAGTAAAGGCACATGTGGTCATATTGCAACATCGGATTCTTCTGTTAATATTGGTTAATACAAATGGCAGAATACACCTTTAAAACTAAAGAAGAATGGCAAGCAGCGTATCAAAAACTGGGTCGTTATGAAGAAATAAAAGCAGCAGTTTTAGAGGGAGTTGATAGCACATTTTGGAAACTGTATGAAAAAGAAGCAGGTGCCGACAGATTCGAAGACGGCATACCAAAACGCAAAAAAAATATGGAGACTTTTTTGAATGTTGCTGCAAATGATTTGGCAGTAACTCCTGGCATAACTGAATTAAAAGTTCTTTCTGGTGTTAAGAGACAATTTAAAATCACGGGGGAAAAAGGATGGATTTCTGCTAAAAATGCTGTTGTTGCTTCTCCAAAAAATGAAGAGACAAAAGCACAGGCACAAAGTATACAGCAAGTAAATTCTACCATTGATCCACAAAAAGAAAAAGAACTCAAACAAGAATACAATTCTTTAGCAAAACAGGCAGATAGAGACGCTTTGTCCGTTGTAAAAGATAACGAGAAATTATCAGTTCAACAAGAACAACAAATTAAACAAAGCACAGATCAAGGCAAGTCTTTAGAAGATCAGAGACAATCACAAGCAGACGAAGCCCGACAAGCAGCAGCACAGAGTGGTGTAGCACTACAGCCTGAACCAGAAAAATGTCCGTGTGGAACAAAATTATCAGATCAACAGAGAGACGCAATAAATTGGGGAAGGGAAAATTCAGTATTTCAAAATCCTGTTGCATCCCAAATCAACAATGCACAGGGTGGATTTGCTAATTCTCTGCTAAAAATAAACTCTGCCGCTGCTATTTTGGGGGCTATAAGCGGTGCTCCTACAGATCAGATAAGCAAACTAGCAAATAGCGTTGGTAATATGCAAGGGGCTTTGGCTAATTACTCTGATACATCTAATAGGTTATCTGGTTTGCCTTTTTCCAACAGCGGCCCAGATTTGTTGTCTTTAGTTTCCACAGTTGGAGCCGCAGTAAATTTTCAATGTGCTTTGGGAGTAGAAGGACTTGATGTTGGATTGGGTATTGGGCTTATGACAGAAGATGGAAAACTAAGACTCAATACTGCGATAAATGTAAATGCCGATTTGGGAAAAATATTGGATAGTTTATCAAAAGCACTTCCAGAAAATAGTGGAGCACCTGGAGCACTACAACAAGCAAAAGATGCAGTAAATGGCATTCAAGCAGAATTAGCAAAAATTACAAACGAGATAAATGCTATAGCAGGAGACATAAACGGAGCCATATCTGAGGTTAATGGCATGTATACCGACGCTTTGAATTTTGTGACTCAGTTTACAAATATAAATTTTGCACTTAACTTTTCAAACGATCCTTGTAGTAAATTTGGAATTGGATTTCAACAAGGAATTCTGAATCCAGAATTTGTTGAAAGAGCAAGAGCGGCAAATCCTCTAAATACAGCAGCAAACCCAGGATTCGGAACTTCAACCAGATGATAGACCCCACCAGCACACAAATAGCAACCGAAAGCATTTCTCCTCCTGTTAGGGACATTTTTTTAACTTTAGGAGAGATTGCTGGCGTTTTTGCGACAGGTATTGGTATAGGTTTGATTGGTGCCATTAAAAAGAAGAATATTTCATTTGCTTGGTTGTTTGGGTGGTGGAAAAAGGAAAGGGGCGAATCAAAAAAGAGAGAGGCACACAGCAGAGTGCACGAATCACTAACCGAACTCCGTGTACTGGTTCGTAGTTCCCGAAGCCTGATATTCCAATTCCATAATGGCGGCAAGTTTGCTGATGGAACCTCCATAAAACGGTTTTCCATCACCCACGAATCGTGTTCAAGTGGTGTATCGGGCATGATGTTGGAGTCACAAGATGTGCTGTTGACCCGATATATGGAATTGGTTGACCTGTTAGACAAAAAGAGCAATCACATTATTTCGGTTTCTAGCCTTCCTCATTGTTCATTCCGTTCCACACTTGAGATAAATAATGTTGTATGTTTTTGTTTGAGTCCTTTGAAATGCCAAGATTCTTTGACCCCTATGGGGTTTGTGTGCTGTCATTGGTGTGATTACGATGAGTTGGACAGAATGCACGAGGAAGAAATTGGAGATGTTGCTCTGCAAGAAGTCATAGAGAACACTACACGAACAATCAATAATCATCTCCTTATGGCAAACAAGTAAAATGGCATACTACCTTTCTTCCAATACAAAACAAACCAAGCCTGATCCTGTTTACATAGACATTGATCCGTCTATGAGTATGCACCCAAAAACAGAAGACTTGCTTACACTTGAAAACACTAAATCTGTTCGTCGCTCTATTATAAATTTGATATCAACAGCATACGGCGAGAGGTTGTTTCAGCCAAATATTGGTTCTTCTCTTCGTGCCATACTGTTTGAACCCATAGACCCAATAACAACATTTGAGGTCAAGGACAGAATCATAACTACTATAAGAAATCACGAACCGCGAGTAGCAAACCTGTATGTTGATGTGGTGGCGTTTCCTGATACAAACGCATACGAAGTAACTATTGAGTTTTCTGTGGGAACACGAGCAGAGCGAGACAAGATAACCACCGTATTAGAGAGGATACGCTGATGGCACAGAACAATTCAGTAAATGTTGTGGATCTTGATTTTGAGGGTATAAAGGACTCTCTCAAGGCGTATCTACAGTCGCAAAGCAATCTAAAAGACTACAATTTTGACGGATCTGTGCTGAATACTGTGTTGGATGTGCTTGCTTATAACACCCACTATCAGGCGTTTTACGCAAACATGGTGGCAAATGAGATGTTTTTGGATAGTGCTTTATTGCGCCAATCTGTGGTGTCTCATGCAAAACATTTAGACTATTTACCGTCTTCAATAACCGCATCAAAAGCAGTTGTGGATATTTCTTTGAATACTGTTGCTAGTTCTGACACTTATTTGCCACGAGGCACAGAATTTAGCGGCACTACAAGAGACGGAACGCGATACAAGTTTGTGAATATGGATGCAGTTTTTGCCGAAGCAGGAAGCACTTCTTTCACTAATGTCACACTGCACGAAGGCACAATTCGTGCGATCAGTTACATTTACAACAGAGACACAAAAATTGGTTCGTATCTGATTATTCCCAATGACAAGGCAGATATTTCCACCTTGAGAGTTCGTGTTTACTCGTCTCCTACAGATCGAACTGGTATAGATGACGCATGGACTTTGGGAAGCGACTACTTGAATCTTACTTCAGAATCCAAAGTATATTTTTTGCAGGAAAAGACTTCGGGTATTTACGAACTGTATTTTGGTGACGGTATTCTTGGTCAGCAGCCACTCACTGGTAATGTTGTAACCATAGAGTATCTTGAAACAAACGGAGAGGACGGAAATGGTGTGGTTTCGTTTACCAAAACCAATGATCCTGCCATTGGAGCAGTTCAGTTTATAGCCGATCCTGTTACTGGTAGTAGAGACTCTCAAACTTCAGGCGGAGCAGCACCAGAGTCATCATCAAAAATCAAGTATCTTGCTCCCAAATACTACCAAACTGCTAATCGTGCAGTAACCGAAGACGACTACACATCAATTGTGTATAAACTGTATCCAGGTGCAGGTTCGGTTCATGTTTACGGTGGAGAAACAGTAACTCCTCCACAATACGGAAAAGTGTTTATTGCCATAAAGCCAAAATCTGCAAACACTTTGAGTGAAGGCGAAAAGACTACACTCCAAACCAAACTACGAAAAGACCATTCCATTGTTGCTATTACTCCTGAAATAGTAGACCCCACTTTTATTGATTTGGTGTTTGACATGACTGTGGTTTACAATCCCAAAACTCTTTCGTTGGCTCCTGGGCTGCTGCGAAAACTTGTGTATTCGTATGTGTTCACATACGCTTCTGCTCTACTAAACAAATTTGGTTCAGATTTTTATTATTCCAAGTTGGCAGAGGGAATCAATAATGTAGAAAAGTCGATTCTTGGTGTGTATACCAAGATGAAAATGCGAAAAGCGGTTGATGTGTCTGTAATATTAGGTTCAAAGAGTTATACTTTTGATTTTGGAAATGCTTTTTACCATCCATACAACGGATACACTTCTGTTGTTTCTTCTAGTTTGTTTACACACGCAAACATAACAGGTAAAACAGTAGTGTCTTGTTATCTGGCAGACGACGGAAACGGAGTAGTGAATGTGGTTAGCAATAACATTGAAACAGGAAAAGTGGATACAGTATATCCGTCTGTTGGAACCGTTGACTACGGAAACGGAAAAATAACAGTAAATTCCAAGTTTACTCCTCTTGCTGCCACCACTGCATTTCCTGTGGTTGTAACCGTTGAGCCGAGCAGCACAAATATTTTTGCAAAGGCTAATACTGTAATTAGAGTTAGCAGTTCATATCTTGATTCTGTAAAGGTTCAAGTTCAGAATCAGGACGAAGCAGAAATTAACCCGCTGATCCGATAAACACATGGCTGATATAAAAACCATAGTTCTGAATACACCAGCAGAAGAACTGGAGAGAATTCTTTCTCCCTTTATAGAGGAGCAGTTTCCGTCTTTTATGCGGAGTGAATACAGAAAACTCATTCTGTTTATCAAGGCGTATTACGAGTGGATGGAAAAAGAAGGAAATGTTGGGTTTACTACTTCTCGGTTGGACACAGTATTTGATGTTGACCAAAATCTACAGCAGTTCTATTTGTACTTCAAAAATACATTCATGCAGACTTTTCCTGATGTGTTTTCAACAAACGCACAAGGATTGACACCAAACAAAAAAACTCTACTAAAAAAGATTAAGCAGTTTTACGGAAACAAAGGAACAGAGAGTGCGTATCGGTTCTTGTTCCGACTCCTGTTTGATAGTAGCGTTCAGTTTTACTATCCAAAGGTGGATGTGCTTCGTGCGTCTAGTGGAAAATGGGTTGAAAAGATATCAATAAAAGTCACCAGAAATAACGAGTCACAGCACCAATTTATAGAAGGCGGAACTGTGCAACAGTATGCAGACCTGTATACTCTGCGAGGATACGCCACGATTGATCGTGCTGTTCAGTACTATCAAGACGGAGTTCCGCTAACAGAATTGTATCTAACAGATTTAGTTGGTGACTTTTTACCAAATGCAGCAGTTGTGATAACTCCTCCAAATTCAGATCAGTATCCTGCTTTTGAAGAAAATACTTTCAGTGTTCTTGGTGATTTTTATATCAAGACAGCAGGAGAAAATTATAAAATTGGAGATACAGTATATCTTGAAGATGTGAATGGAACAGGATTTGCTGCCAAAGTTCAGCAAACAGGATTGGCAGGATCGGTAAAGCGTATTCAAATCGAAAACTCTGGTGTGAATTATGTTCGTTCTATAACTGCTTTGGTCGTAAGTTCCAACGGTACAAACTCAAACGCAGAAATTGTGTTTTCTCCGTCTGCAATAACAAGATATCCTGGATATTTTGCAGGAAACGAAGGCAAACTATCTTCTACTCCAAAAATATATGATGGCGATTACTATCAAGAATTTTCTTATGAATTAAAATCGTCTGTGAGCATAGACAAATATTATTCTATTCTAAAGGATCTTGTGCATCCTTCAGGAACAAAAATGTTTGGTTCTATTCTGCTTGAAGACGAGTTGATGTGTGTTCACACAGCCAGTTCACAATTAACACGATCTGGTGTTCCTGTGCTTGGGACATATTTGCCGTATACTTTCGGAACAACATTAGATTTACGAAACAACGGAGTAACCGCTAGTGGATCGTGGAGAGTAAATTATTGGGGAACCACACTAGGCACAACCGGAGATTTGTATCCCGCAGGTTACAATCCGTATATCAGCGGAACAGCAGATGTTGGCCCAAACGGAAAAACAGCACCAGCAGGAACCACATTCTTTGCGGGTGGCTCTGGTGGAAAACTTGGATTCACTTACTGCTTGGTTCTAGAAGGCGGCAGAACTGCTCACGATCCGTTGGGTGCTCCTATGGGCGGCATTACTGCATGGCTTTTAGGCAACGAGTCTAGACTAACTCCTGATGTGGTTGGTGGTTCTCCGTTTGGACTGGTTGGACTCACCCTGTGGCTGAAACCAGAAAATATTGGTGTGTGTGGTGGTTCGTTGATTACTGGTAGAAGCATGGACATTTGGCGTGATGCGTCTCTTTCACAAAATCATGCAGTTCCGCCAAAGTGGGATTTGTGGGACAATCAAACCGTGTTGTATATTAGAAACAACTCTTCGTCAGGTTCTTGGAATCAATCAGTATGGAATACCAATCCCTGTGATAATTTAGAGTTCAAGGTTGGCAATTACGGTCCACTAGTGCGGGGAATATCCCAAGCCGCAGGA